GCTGAACAATGTCCAATTTCTTAGCTTGATCAATTGGACATTGTTCAGCATCATATGCTACCAATTTTTTAGGGCGGGCCAATAAGAATGCCCAAGTAGTAACAACTCCTCTAACTCCCATTTCAGTAATATGATTGCATTCTAAAGACAACTTGTATATTGTCTCCATATGTTCATGTATGTCGCCTGGTGTGTTTTTGTGATAATTGTAATAATCGAAAATAGAGTCCATTATTTTTCCTAAGTAAATTCGTAACTGATATTTTCACATATCAGATTCATTTGCACTGCCACTGCTTGAGCATAGGCAATAGCATGTGCTTTTTTAAAAAAGTATTCGCCATTTGTGGGTTTGGTCCAAACTTCTGTTGTTATTTCATTCCATGGCCTGCCTATCAAATGTCGTTTTGCAGGTCTAATCATTGCCAGAACTGCTGCTAACTGTTCTATGCTTGTTGGCTTCATAGCTCTCAATACGGAACCATGACCATGCACATGAAATAGTAAATTTGTAAAATCGTCTTGTTCTAACAAGTCCCAAAGTGGTTCTTGATTTATCAATTTTAACAAATGATCTTCATTTTTTATTCCGTCATATATGCCGACATTCAAAAAGTCAATTTTAAAATATCCTCGCTGTTCAGCAGTTTCGTAATCAATACTTGCTAAACCAGTTAACGGATTTACAGGAATTTCATGACAGTAAATTCCTGTGTTATGTTTTTTAAAAATAGAATTTTCAAGGCGGCTAGCCGGAACATGTTTAATTATGTCTAGTATCTTATTCCTGTCGGCAAAATCGATATCAATATCCATTATTCAATTCCTGTCTCTTTACAGATTTCTTTTACTAAAATTACATCTGCAGGTGCTGATTTAAATTTTTTAATCCAAGATGGTAAATCTAATGCAGGTCCGATTATTTCTAACTGATCGTCATTAAATTTATTTAGAAGATCTTTGCCCGAGCGACAATTTAAAATAAGCCACGGACTTATTTTTCCATTTCTAATGTCATGAACAGATCTATTCAAATTAACGTATTTGAAGTAATGACTAAAATCGGCTTGGCTAACATCACCCCATTCCATCATAGTTTGTAGACTGCGTTGAACTGCTGATTCAACTGGCTCGTTTTTAAGCATATCAAACAGATAGGTGTCATACAGTTCATCACGACACCAGTGATCAATTTTGACTCCGCTTTTAATAACGAAATCCATAAACTTTTCAGGATACAATGGCATTGCATTGTTTACAAAACTACCGAACTTAACAAATGCATTATAATAAGGACTCTTACAAAACTCGTCGTAGGATTTATCTTTTCGAGCACCCTGTGTCATACGAAAAAATTTGTTAAATGCCATATAACCAGCCTGCACTCTTTTTTCGTCGCGTTGCATAGCTCGACGTTTATTTTCGCACATGTGAGCATATAGAGTTTTTTCTTTCATAAAACTCTTACCGCAATGTGTGCAATTGAAAGGTTGATCAGCCAATTGAATCATTATGTAATTTACTGATAATCTTTGCGCTGCTTTTTATCAAGGCCCATGTCATCAAATAGTTTTTCTATATCTTGCTTATCCATCATATCTGCCAACATCTTCACTTCGTCCATCTTCATGGCTGGATATAATTCTGCTATCAACTTTTCAATTTTTACAGCTTTTGCTTTCTTTCCTGCTGCTAGATAAGGATGATATGCATTGATACCAACCCCCACTGCGGCAAATAACTTCCACAACAATGGTTTATGATCCTTGCTCAATACCCAATGATGTTTGTTCACTAATTCATTGGTCATTTCTAAAAAATGTTCTTGAACGTCTAGATCGCCCTGACAACTTGCAGTATAACGCATCAATATAAATGGGGCGAATGATTTTCGTTCTTCTGGAGAAAGTTTATCATAAAAATCATAATTTTTAAGATCAACTGCTTTTAATTCACGTTTAATATCTAACATTTATTACCAATCTAAACTAGTTGTATTTTTATTACTGTTGCCGTATTTTAAATAATACATTACTTTAACACGTTCTAGTGCGTCTTGCAATTCCTTGTCGTCCAGGGCAGCACAACATATATCATGCCATAATTGAGCTCGCAGAGGTTGACTACGAAAATTTCTATGATCGAGCGGATCTCTAAGATAGGCAATCTTTTCCATAGCCATAGATCTTTACCAACATTTTGTATAGTCGACTAGCTCGCATTGTCTACTTACTTCTTTAACGAAATAAGCACACAATGGTTTTTCTCCGGACTCTAACGGAGTGCATAACAATTGGCCGGGCTTCATTTTGGGAAAATACCACTTGACATCTTGATAGACGTTTACAATATCAATCTCTAAAAATTCTGGTCGAAAACTACTTAACGGGTTGAAACAGAATGTTTTAAATCCTCGATCATTGAGACTAGTAATTGGAAGAATTTCCATGTCAGGGCCTTCAGGATCCCCCACAATACAACACCAGTCTAGAGGCATTGTAATTTCATTATCGCCGATACGAAGAACTACTGCTGGTCCCGTAAAACTTTCTAAAAAGATTAACGGAATATAAAAGTAGTCAGGATTTTGATTATCACTATTGTCTAATACTGCGAATCTAATATCGTCTTCTATCTCATCCGGTAAATCGTTGAGATACATTGTTTTGTTGTCTAAGGTTAGTATTTGCATTATTTGTTATATTTCACTTTCTGAATCTCGAACGGATATTTTGCATCCTTGTAGAACTTTTTTCGTTCAGTAAGGTGCCTCTTTGCATATTTCGTTGACGCTGTAATATCCCAGATTTGGACAAAGTCCTTGTCGTCTGCTTTTCTAATGCCTCGCCCAATGCTTTGTATAACCCTTGTAAAGCTCTTTCCGGACTCCACCATAACCAAATTAAAAATACGAGGGATATTAATACCAACAGCGGCCACACCGTAAGTCGCCACAATAATCTTGTTAGTGCTAGTTTTAATTTCGTCATATTCAGTCTTTCGATCTTTAGTTTTTACTGCTCCGGAAACAAATGCTACATCTGGTTTTTCGCCCAACAAAGAAAATAAACTGCTTAAATTAATTTGAAGGTTTTGACCGCATTCAATTCTATCCACTAACACTAGTGTGTTTCCAGAATCTGAAATTCCTTTAATTAAATCCGCAATATATCTCATGCGATCTGCGTCTGTTACAAGAAATTTCAATTCTTCGGGGTAGCTGCTAAATTCTTTCCATTCGGCAGTTTGAATAACATTTACGTGACATTGTGCCAACACGCCTTTTTCTTGTAGTTCGTGAGCAGCAACTCTATGCACTACTTCTCCCAGGCTGCAACGAAGACTTTGAAACTCAAAATCCTCCTTTGGCACGGTGCCCGTTAGGCCCCAACGGATACTAGCGTTTGATAAATTTTGTGTTAGTAATTTTTTAAGCACTTCGGCCTTGGCCATATGCACTTCGTCAACCATAACACATTCAACTCCGTCTAAAAATTCAGCAAGGCTTAAAATTTCATCGTTATCTTGTGATTTTTTCTCTAAAATATTCAAACTTTGCCAAGTGCAAATAGTATGGGTCTTGCCTATATCTTTTCTATCACCATAGTATACTCCTACGTCAAGGCCTACGTTGATAAAATCTTCTTCAGTTTGTTCAACAAGACTTTTGTTAGGAACAATGGTTATTGTTCGACCGTATTTTTCACAAATTTTCGCCAAAGTAGCGGTGGTAATGGTCTTGCCAAAACCTGTGGCAATTTCTTGAATGCACTGTGGATTCTCTAAAAACTTGTTGATGACTATGACTTGGTCATCACGCAAACGAATTGGATCCCCAGCAAATCTATGACCTTCCGGCCAGCAACTTTCACCCCAAAAATCTTCGGAAATTTTCTCAAATTCTAGGACTGGACTAGTTCTTAGATCTTCAACTTCGATGTAGTAATTTCTTTTTTCAAGTTCTTCTAACACTTGGTCGAGTAGAGACAGATAGGTAGTGCCACCGAGGCCGAAAAAACTCACAGTGCCGTCCCATCGGCCTAATTTATAGGCTGGTCGATAGCGAGCTGTGGGGTCTTCATACTTGAATTTCTTGACCAACAGCTTTCGAACGTTGAGGTCAAGATTTTCTATCTTGACGTTAACCTCATCTTTAATGATAACTTTACAACTCGGCAATGTCGGCTTCCCTTAAATTAAAATTAATAACAAAATGATGGTTTTTAATATAGTTCGATAACATATAATGAACACCCGATATGCCAAAATTTAAAATAGCTGAAAAATTTATTTTAGACTCGATCATGGGCTTAGGAATCTTACCACTTATAAACACTATTTTTGTATTTTCTGAAATAGCATTGTTTATTTTACTATCTTTAATGTATGTGTTGCAACCTTTGCCACGCTCTCCGTCCAATCTAAACAACACTGACATATTGTCAGTAGAGATTCCGTTTTTCTCAAACAACTTTTTACAAAATTCAAGATGTTGTTGTTCATTGCCGCCGGGTATTACCACCAGAAGGGGTAATGAATTGAAAATTATTTCATTTAAATCTTTTAATGTTAAATTTTCAACACTAGATTGAATATTTGTAATTTTATTGTCGGCTAAAATTTTTCGTATGCTAGGATGCACATCAATATGC